CTGTTTTCTAAGTTAAAATGTGTTCCTTGTAAGTTATTTAAATCAAACTTAATTAGTGCTTTACTTTCTTCAATTCTTGAAAAGCCATAAACAGTAATATTGTCGCCTAATTTTGTTATTGTTTTGTCACCTTGTTCACCAGCAAGATTTTGTGTAACCAATATTTTATTTAAATTTTGCGTGGCAGTAATTCCTAAAGTTAAATTACCAGCAGGTCCTGTTTGAACTTTTGATGTAACATTATTAATTGCGTTTTTTAAATGTGAAGACAAAATTGACTTATCTACAGGTTCTCCAGCATTATTTTTTAAAGGAACTGCAATATTGTTGCTTAAAGCTTTGTTTAATCCAATATCGTTTTCAACATAGTTTGCGTCAACAAATTCAAAAACAACTTGATTGCTATCTGCATCTTCCAACGTGATTGTATTACCGACGCCTGGAATGTCTGTTAAAATAATTTGACCTTGGCTATTAATAAGTTTATTTTCATTGTATAGCTTAAAAAAGTCTAAAGTTGCTGCTCTGCCAACATTTGAAGTTTTTGCATCAACGTATTGAGTTTTTCTGTTGGTGATGTAAGTATCAGCACTTGCTGTTACAAAAATAATCATTAGTACTCCTTTAAACTACATCAATTACGATGTCAAAAGTTGGATATTTTAACTCAAATATACCTCCTCGAAGAGGAAATATAAGACCTCCGTCTAAATAATCATCTACATTTAAGTAAATATCACTATATTGACGTGGAGCATTTTCAAATTCTTCTTGTTCTTCGCCACTTTTTATTTTAATAATATCATCAATTCTTGAAATTATACTTACAACACCTTCAGTATTTAATGTTATATTGATAATTTCTGAAACGTTAATAGGTTGGTCTATCTGATACGACTGAAACTTCATTATATTCAATATTCTATTTAATAAATCAAATGTTACTTCATCTATGTTTCTATTTGCACCTATTTTTATTTTTAGCTTAATTGAAAAATTAATTATTGGTGAATCAAGCAAGTTATAATTTGTACCTGCTAATCGAAAGTCTTCTAAATACTTCTTTAAATTTTCTTTTAGACCGTCTGATGCATAACTAAGAAAATTATTATTTGTACGCGTTAGCATGAAAATGTCTGTGGTATTGTTAAAGTTTTCGCTTGGGTGTGCTGCTGCTCTATAAATTCTACCAAATTCAGTTGGAAATGTATAAAGTCTTGCAAGTAAGTCTTCAATATTTACAACTCTTGATTGCATATATTGTGCATAAGGAATTAAGTCTCTTAACTCTTGTAAAGAATATCTAGCTGAGCCTCCAGAAGCACTTTCTAAATTTTCAACACCAACTGAAGATATTATTTGGTCTCTTATTGCTAAACTTTCAAGTTCTGTATTAAATGTAACATTAAGAGTATTTATGTTTCTAATTGTACTTGCACCTACATTATGAGAAATTCCTCCACCGTACTTGTATTTAACGTTAATAATAGTATTTGTTGGTGAAATTCCATGTGAAGAAGTTTGAAGGATTCTTTTTGGGTCAATAGACTTGTTTGAAAAATAACTTTTTCCAAATAAACTAATTGATGCACTTGAAGGATCTTCTAAGAAGTCGCTATCAAATGCTTCAGCGTTACCAGAACCAAATATAATTGTTGTTGTTCCAGCATTAAAATTGTCTTCCCTCATAAATCTATAAGGTGCAATGATAGTTTCTATTGAACCATTCTCGTTTTTATACACGGTATCTTGTGTTAAGTCTTCAACTTCGTAGTATTCGTTGCCTTCGCTATCAGTAATGCTAATAATTTCAGACACGTCTGATTGAGTTAAATTGACTCTTTTAAAAGGAATATAAGCCCCCATGTTAAAAGACTCGTTTTCTTCATTGCCAGAAATACAAACACCTTTTTTTGAAATAACAATTTTTTCAGGTAGATCTGTTGTTGCATTTCTTTCTGATACAGACTCAAAAGTATAGTCATTAGAAAAGTTAAGGTCTTCTACTAATGTAAAAACTATACCGTTATTTGATATAACTGACGTTCCTTTTCTAAAAGTCGGCAAATGAGTTGAATTAGGGACTGGATTACTGCTTATGTCAAAACTTTCAACATCTAGCTCAATATAGAAACTAACAGCAACAGACGAAGGAGATGCAGGAGAACTTTTTATGCCAGCACGTTTAATATGTCTAATAATATTATCAGTTTCAACTGCACTGTCTGGATCAATTTCATTAAATTGATGATCCATATAGTATGACATTGTATCGCCTACAATTGAACTAAAATCAAGCAGCATACCACCAACACTTGTTTCTGAAAAGTCATTAATATTTTCAGGAAAATATGTTCTTGCATATGTTAGCAATTCATTTCTAAAGTTATCAAAATTTTTAGTTAGATAATTAAAGTTTCTTTCTTTTTTTATCTTTTGTTTTACAGATACTGTTGACATATTTTACTCAATTGTTTATTAGTAGTTTTATATTTAAATTAATTTCATTGCTGGATAATGTAGGTATTGAATACTTTATATCTATGTTTAACACAGGTCCTATATTGTAATTATTTCTGTCTACAATACTATTAAATCCTTGAAGCACTACAAAAGGCATGTAAATAGATACAGTATTTGTAATTTGTTCCATTACTTCTTCGATTAAGTTTTCGTTGTCTGGAGACTTGACTAATGATTTTAGTCTCGTTCCAAACGAAGGAAATCCTAACCTTTCGCCTGGTTCTGTCATTACTAAGTTTCTTAAATTATCGTTCATTTGATCAATCATATTTAAATTCATTTTAAATAACTGATTATCACTACTTGACAATTTAAGAGGTGTTTTAATTCCAATTGGAATCTCTTTTTGCTTTTGAATTTGCTGTAAATTACTAGCCTCTTTTTTAAGGTCACTAGTATTTTGGCCAGAACTTTTAAATTTAAATCTAGAAACCGAAGACATATTTATACCTCTTAGTTATATATTACGTCCAGGGAGTAGGCGGCGAACCTGGCACTGGTATAAACAAACCTGTTGAAAACCATTGACTTATATTATTAAATAAATTATTAGCAAATTCTAGATGTGTTGGGTTGCTTAACGTTGGAAAAATAAAAGAAGCTGTTGGCGGCGTTGCAGTTGGATTTGATGCAATAATTAATGATGATGCCTGTATTAAAGCACTATTAAAAGCAAGTTGTGCGTTATCTGAAATGCCTTGCATATTACTGTTTATTGCAGCACCTAATCCTACAACAGGTACGGGAGGTAATACTTTTGAATTTATGAGTATATCTATAGCATTACACCACTGATTTACAAGAACATTATAATCACTTGATGGTTGACTTATTATAGATACAACGCTATCAATAAATACTTGTCTTCCTGCTTGAAGTGCCATTATAACGTTTTGCCAAACTTACTTAGTATTTTAAAAAGTTCATTTTTTTGATTTTCAAGATTTTGTATTCTTGTATCTAAGTCAACCTTTTCATTTTGCCAAGGTGTAACATCAACAGGCGGAGAACTAGGTCCAGTGCCTGTTGGATGTATGTGATTTTGTGCTTGTGACATCATTGTTGATAAATTACTTAAAGTTTCAATCATTTCATTCATAAAGTTTTCTAAAGATACCTTTAAAGAATTGCCTAACACTAAAGGCTCATTTGCACTTTGTCCTAGAAGTATTTGTTCCCCTCGACCGTGAGATTCAGCTCCTTCTCCTTGTGTTTTTCTTAAGTCGTCCCCAATTATTATTTTTGAACCGTCTATAAGAATTGAACCATCATTTAATAGTATTACTGAAGCTTGTGAACCTTTTGAACCTTCTGCAGGTCGTTCTCCTTCTTTTAGAATAATAATATCGCCACTTTTATTTTCAATTACTGGGTTTCTACTGTCATAACTTGAATTAGAATATTGAATATTATTTCTGGCTACAATTCTAATTTGATCGCTTTTTACCAAAGCACATGACAATTCAGAATCAAACTCTAGTTGTTTTTTTGCATTATCTTCAAAACTATAAGTCTCTTGTAATTTATTACTTCTAATATTTAGTTTAGCATTAATGTCTTCTTTTGAAGAAATATAAATCCTAGAAGCATCATTAATAAAGTCTGAGTCTCCTTCTTTAGGATTTTTTATGTCTATACCTTTGACATATTTTTTTATGTCTTTGGCATTCTCATATTCAAACAAATCAGATTCGTTTTTAACAACTGGGAAACCTAATTCATTAATATGAGTTGAATATTGCCTATCGTCATCTAGTTTGTTGTACAGTATATTATTATATCTTGCGTTACCTACAAAAATATCTATATTGCCACTTTGTTGATTAGATTTTGCTGCTAATATGCTATCGCTTGCCGTATTGGCAATATTAATAGTAGGTTCTAATATTTCATTTACTGAATTTGTCACTTCACCTGATGACATTCTAATTACATTATTATTAGAACCTTGAATTAAAAAGTCGCCTGGCTTTTTTGTATAGCGAGGAATAGCTTCTACTGTATGTGTATAAGAAAATTGACTTGCATTTTCCAGTAGGGACCCAGCATCTTCATTTTCTAATATAGTCATAGGTTCAAATTTATCTTGTTCTTCTACTTGATTATTTTCATTTAAACCTTCTTCGCCTTCATTAGTAAAAGTACCTAAGTCGTTTTTTGGTGATTCAAAAACATTTACTTCTTTGATTTTTTGCAATGCATCAAGTTCAGATGTATCTTCATTTCCTAGGCTGAAGTCTCTAAAAAAGTGAGAAAAATTCGCATCTTCTGAAATATTTGTTCCATGAACTCTTGAAAGCCAATAAAAATTAATTTCACTAGTTGAGTTAGAAGAATTTCTATTTGCATTATACACCCAGACTATTTCTCCAGGCTTGACAGGTTGTTGCATGTGGGAAGAAAAGAAAGGTAATGAAAGTATTAGACCAGACGTTCCTGACGCATCTATTTCGCTTTTTAAAAAAGAACAAAGAATAGAATTGTTTGGAGCTTGAGACGCTAAATTAACGTTTATATTTGTAAGTGAGTTAATTTCTGCAGCTAACCCGTCATCTATTTCATTGCTATTTGAAATAACCTGGTGAACTAAAGCTTTAAAAAACATGTTTATCCTTTTATTTGATCAAACAAATCATCAGGAGTAACAGCTGTTGACTTATCTTCTTCTTTTGCAATAAGTTCTGCTAGCTTTAATATTTGATCATTTGAACGACACATTCTTTCTAAGTATTTTGCAATTACAGAACCTACATTTGCATGGTCGCTTAATACACCTGACAAATTGATAAAAGCATCATTAAAAAGCATTCTAGCGTTCTCTCTATCAACTATTGCATTTTCATATATTTCTTTCCACAAAAGCTTTTTTTTATCTTTTAGTGAATCAATATTGTCTAGAATATCTGCAAAATTTTTTACTTTTGCTTCTTTGTTTTCTGCTTTTTCAATTTTATTATTAAGTTCTTCTAAGTTATCCATGTTACCTCTTTAAAAAATATCAAAGTCTTTATCAGAGCCTGTGATGTTTTTAAATATTTTTCTAATTGTAGTTAACGAAGAACTTAATTCATTACTTTGCAAGCTTGATATTTCTCTTAAATAAACAAATATAGCTCTTTTATTTAAAAAGTCTAATTGGTCTTTTTCTCTAAATAACTTTATGATTGCCTCAATACATCTAACATCATTTTCTTCTTTCATTAGACCTCTGATGTACATTAACATATCAAGTATTGTGTCGTATCTTTGCTGTTGCATAATATAAGCATCAGGTGAATCAACAACAAACTTGCCATTAAAAACTTCTTTATCTCTTAACGACATGGAGTTTTCATCATCACTAATTGAAAGTGATTTTCTGCATATTTTATTTATTTTTCTTGTATTAATTGTAAGCCAATTTTTAGCTACAACATTAAAATATGAAAACGCTTTTTTTCCTTTAGAAGCATCCCATTTTCCTATTGTCTCATAAAGAAAAGTAACACAATCATTTTTTAAATGATTCATATCTTCATTTGTTACACTGTATTTGTAGACTGAAATTAGATTTATTACAAGCTCTTCAAAGGCAGGTTGAATATATTCTACATATAAAACTTCTCTTTCTTTTCTAGAATCTTCATTCTGGTAGAGAATCAACTTGTCTTGTGTTTCATTTGTAAAATAATAATTTTTTTTACTTTTCTTCTTTTGTTTCTTCATTAACTTCTTCTTGTTCAATTGCATTGGTAAACGAGTTAGCTATTGATAAAATAATATTTCTAGCCCTGTTTATTTGAAAAAGACAATTTCTTACTTCAAGACTGTCATGAAAAATAGGAATCGTCAATATTTCACTAATTTTATTATAGCTATCATCTAGCTGCTCTAAACTATTTTCAATATCTTCTTGAACTTTAATTATAACTAAGCTAAATTTAATTAAGTAAAAAATTGAAATAATCAATAATAAACTTAAAAATATTATACCGTATATCAATTTAAAATTCCTAGCTTTTTAAAGACAGATTTGTATCTACTTTGTATCTTGTTTTTATTAAAATTATCAAAAGAATATTGCTTATTACTACAATTTTTGTACATTTCGGGTTTATTGTAAAATAATTTTATTTCTCTTGAAAAGTTTTCATAGTCAGGTTCAGCCCATTTAAATCCGTTTAAATAAACTTCACCATCTACTTTTGAAAAATGTACTGGCACCATACTATAGTTTATCTTTATAAAGTTTTTTAAATAGTCTAAGTGACCTGACCAGTTTGTCGCAAATATTGGTTTTCCTGTTAAAGAAAATTCTAAGCCAGGTATTCCAAAACCTTCGCCTCTTGTTAATGTTACAAATGCTTTTACTGAATCGTGATTTAACAATGTCCACTTTTCTAATTCATTTAAGTCACCATGTATTAAATGAATTTTTGGAAAATCACCTGACTTAACTTCTGAAAGTACATTTTGTATAATATTCTCTGTTTTAACTCTATCAGATGATGTATTTTTTCCTAAGTTTGTTTTTATTATCAAACCTACATCTTTGTTATCTTTAAAAGTATCACAAAATACCTTAATAGTATTAAAAATGTTTTTCCTATCAGAAATAGGCGTGTGTCCGGTTAATTGACCAAATAAAATAAAATTAAACTTTGTGCTTAAATTATCAATAGAACTGCTAATGTTATAATTGACTTTGTCGTTTTTTATATATTTGTTAAAACTTTCATGATAATGTTCGCCAATTACAAATAAGTTTTTGTTTTTTACACCAGAATTAATTAAAACTTGTTTAGTAAAGTTGCTAGGGACAATTAGTGCATTCATTTTTTCGCAACATTCTACCCACTTAGGATTCATCCTGTCAGCTTCTACCGCTGCTGTTACACCAATATTATAATGAGCAATGCTAGTATCCCATTCATTAGGCAGTTGTATTTGTACTGAAACGTTTGCTTTTTTAGAAACTGGTTGTGTTTTTCTAATAATGCTATTAATTTGTTTGTTATTTGTATTTAAATTCCAACTAGTAATTCCCCAAGGCAAAGTTTGGACATATAACTCATTATAATTTTTGTCTAAAAAGTCAAATATTTGTCTTGAATGTGTACCATATCCACTTTTAGTTAAAAGAGGACCTCTTACAATAACACTTTTATTCATTTAAACCTCAGAATGTTTTAATTGTATAGTTTTTACGTAATTTTCGCCAATTATTAATTGTATTTTCTAAAGATTTGTCCCATTCTTTAACTGTTTTTTCATATTTAAAGTTTTCTAAGACGTATTCTCTTGCTTTTTTACCTAAATTTTGTCTCTTTGTGTTGTCCATATCATATATTTTTTTAATAGCATCAGCAATTTTATCTTGAGAAACATAATCTTCGAAAATATAAGGAACGCTTTGGGAACCAACTAGTGTTTTTAATTCAGGTTCTAAGGCAACGCCATTTTCTTCACCTGTTTTAAAGTTAACAACCTGTCTTGTCAAGCCCCCAGTTTTTGTTGCAATAATAGGTTTACCCACTTGCATAGCTTCTAATGTTGTTAACCCAAAACCTTCAGCAAGACTTATATTAATTGCACAGTCTGAGATGTTATACAATACATTTAGTTCTTCAAATGTAACGTGTCTATCAGAAAACATTACGTTTTCTAAAATATCTAGTTCTTTAGCAACATCAATTAAGTTTTGTCCTTCTTCATCGTAAGGATTTGTATGAAGTATTAAAACAGCATCTTTTTTATCTAGTTTGTCTAAGAATAACTTCCAACTATAAAGTAAGTCACCTGGTCTTTTTCTTCTAGCATTTCTATTTACCCAAATAGCAGTAAAAAAGTCTTTTCT